CGGTGTGCTACGCTGAGTGATGTCATAACGACACAGCCACCAGGAACCTCCAACCTGGTGTGGGTAAAGGAGTGAGCCAATGTCAAACATCAACGAGTTCGAAGACGACACTGTTGACGAGGCACCGAAAGACCCCGTGCGGGCACGGATGCGTCTGCTGGAAAAGGAATCCGCCGAGCTGAAAAAGCAGTTGGCGGAAGCCGAAGCAGTCAAACGCGAAATCGCTTTCATCAAGGCTGGAGTCCCAATGGACAATCCAGTCTCAAAGTATTTCGTAAAGGGCTACGACGGTGAAGTCACCCCAGAAGCCATCCGACAAGCAGCGGAGGAAGCGAATCTCATCGCCAAGGCAGCGGACGATGCGCAAGCAAAGTCTGAGGCTGATGCCTGGAACCGTATTACGAAGGCCCAGCGTGCAGGTGATACAAGCGAACCGATGGTCGATTGGAACACCAAGTTGAACCAGGCTCGTAACGAGCAAGAAGTGATGCAGATTTTGGCCCAAGCAAGGCAAGAAGCAGAAAACATCTAGCCCACAGTAACCCTGTGGGAGAAAGACCACAGGTAAATAACAGTGGCTTATACACAGCAGTCAAGTCTGTCAACAGACCAGACAGCATTTGACCGGATTGCGTACTTCGCGCTCCGCAGCGAACTCTTGTTCGACGCGGTGGCAGACGTAATGCCGGTTGCACAGGCAATGCCAGGTTCGGCAGTTACCTTCACCATTTTCAACGATTTGGCTGAAGCGTCGTCGGCTCTGACTGAAACATCCGATGTCACCGCGGTCGCTATGGGCGACAGCCAAGTGACCGTCACGCTCGCTGAGTACGGTAACGCCGTCTCGACGACCGCCAAGCTGCGCGGAACTTCGTTCCTCGACGTGGATGCGGCTGCCGCGAACGTTGTCGGTTACAACGCTGGTATCAGCGTCGACGGAATCATCCGCGACGTGTTGGCCGCAGGAACCAACGTCGTGTACGGAGGTGGCGGTACGACCACCCCGTCTTCGCGCACCACGATTGCGACCGAAGACATCATCGAAGCGAACGACGTCCGCAAGGTTGTCGCCGCTCTCCGCAAGGACAACGCAGTGTCGTTCAACGGCATGTACATGGGTTACATTCACCCCGACGTGTCGTACGACCTTCGTCGTGAGACGGGTGTGGCTTCGTGGCGTGACCCGCACGTGTACAGCGATCCAGCGAACATCTACAACGGTGAAATCGGAGCCTTCGAAGGTGTCCGTTTCATTGAGACTCCGCGAGCCAAGTTGTTCGCAGATGCCTCGGATGGCGCAGGCGGCGCAGGAAACATCGACGTGTACTGCACGCACATCTGCGGTCGTCAGGCACTTGCGAAGGCGCACAGCATCGTGGACGGCAACGGTCCGTTCCCGAAGGTTGTTCGCGGTCCGGTGACCGACACCCTCATGCGTTTCCAGCCTGTCGGCTGGTACTGGCTGGGTGGCTACGCCCGATTCCGCGAGGCTTCACTGCGTCGCATCGAGGCTTGCTCCAGCATTGGCGCAAACTCCTAATTAGTTAGGAGTAACAGATTGGTGGGGGGCGGGGTTTCCTCCCCTGCCCCGTCCCTCACTTCTGCTATTCTTTCGTGCGAGGTAACTGATGTCGATTTCCAATTATGCCGAACTGAAGATTCTCGATCACTTGACGGGACGCGCTGCTTGGACTGCACCAACTACGGTGTACATCAAACTCCACACTGGTGACCCTGGTGAGGACGCGACAAGCAACGCCGCAACTGAAACGACTCGCAAGGCTGCGGCATGGTCGGCGGCATCGTCTGGTTCCATTGCTACTTCTGCAACTATCGAGTGGACGAATGTTTCCACGACTGAGACGTACAGCCATTGGTCGGCTTGGGATGCCTCAACCGGCGGCAACGCGTTGTGGAGTGGCGCGCTTTCTTCTTCTGCTTCCGTTACGGCTGGAGACACGTTCCAAATTACTTCGCTGACGCTCAGCCTCGATTGAGGTGAGGTAGCCGCATGGCTACTGGGGCTACGGATTTCACGTTCGGCTTCACGGATACCCCTGGGTTCCGTGAGTTTGCTGAGGTGCCGAACTATGCGCCTCGCAAGGTCATCTATTTTTCTTCCCCTTTCTCTGCGACGCAGGGCTATTATCGCGGCCTCGTCGTCGTTGACCGCGAAGCCACAGGAGCGGGGACAGGCACAGAACAGGCGTCAGGTCTACATGTAGTACCGCGTACTGCGACAGGTTCAGGGTCAGGTTCATCTTCGACTCTTACTGTGCTTACTGCGAAGCGTACGGCAATCGGAGCCAGCGAAAGCGGTTCGGTTGTTATTGGTGAGCATGTGGCTCCCCGTGGGGCTACGGGTAGCGGTCAGGGCACGACGGCTGACACTGCCGTCGGTTTGCATGTGGCACCTCGTACCGCAACAGGTTCGGGGTCTGGTTCAGCTTCGGCTACTGGTATCGTTACCCGCGCTTACACGGCATCCGGTAGTGGTACTGGGTCGGCTACTGCGGTTGGTTTGCATGTTGCGCCACGAACCGCAACGGGTTCCGGTACCGGTTCGTCTACGTCTGTTGGTGCTTCTATCCGTGCCAGGTTTGGCACCGATTCTGCCGTTGGTTCTTCTACTGCTGTATCTGTCAGAGTGCTGCTACGCACAGTGTTCAAGCAGTCACTTGGAGCGTCCGAAGCGGTTGGGGTACACATTGCTCCACGTACCGCTGTTGGTTCTGGGACGGGCACAGAAACGTCTGTTGGTGCCAAGTTGACTCAGCGCACGGCTACCGCCTCGGGTGTCGGCGCACAGTCGGCAATCTCCATCAAACTGTTCATCTTCCGCACCCCGACCAGCAATTTCCCGTCGGCTCCGTATCGCAACGGCTCGATAGCCAACCGCCTGTTCTCCTATGCGGGGCAGGGGTCGCGTGGAAACAACGTCTACAAGTTGACGAACGGAACATTCACGGAAGCCGAGCAACGAGATGCCACAGTGGTAGCAAAGGTGTATCACGGCGGCCATACGAACTTTGTAACCCAGGCGGAGAAAGATGAGTTGGTGGCGGCAGGCTACGGTAGTTACGTAACATGAGCATCTTTACTCCACCGACCGACGATTTCGTGCAGCAGGCAATCATGCCTGACGAGTTCTCATCTACCGAGGTGAGGTTGGCATACAAGTTGTATCGCCACTATGCCCCAACCGCCAGGGGCAGGAACGTCTACAAACTGAATGATGGAACCTACACGGAGAATGAGCCTTCAGACATGACGACGGTTTCGGTCATTTACTACGGAGGGCACGCAACCGAGGTGACTGCCACAGAGGCGGCTAGTCTTACGTCAGCAGGTTACGGCGAATACATCAGTTAGGGGATTATGAAGCACGCAGAAACACACCCAAGCCTAGATGTCGATGGCTGTTTTGCCTGCCGAGTCAGCCATGTCAGAATGTCTGGGTCGGCTATGCCAACCCGCAAGAATGTCCAAGAGTTGAACCGCAAGGAACGGGTGTTGGACAGGGACTTGGATGCCTACAAGCGGATACGTAAGTCGGGTGGACAACCGGAACAAATCGACGGGTCCGCCAAGTTTGAAGCAACAGTTGATTAGCATTGGGGGAACCATGCGCAATAACAAAGTAACGAAGGTAATGGGCGAGTTCAAGCGTGGAACGCTGAAGTCGTCATCGGGCAAGAAGGTCAAGTCTCGTAAGCAGGCGGTGGCTATCGCATTGTCGGAGGCTCGTCGTGGCAAAAGGTAAAAAGGCGTTTTGGGATAAGAAGAACCCGAACAAGAAATCTAAGCCTCTGACTTCAAGGCAGAAGGCTGCTGCTAGGCGGCGTGCCGCTGATGCTGGACGCCCGTATCCGAATCTTGTCGATAACGCTTGGGCGAAACGCCAATGAGTATCAACTATCGAGGTGAACGTTTTGCTGGCTACAACAAGCCGAAATCGACTCCGAACCATCCGAAGAAATCCCATGCCGTACTTGCCAAATCTGGCAGTAAGGTGAAACTGATTCGCTTCGGGCAGAAGGGTGTCAAAGGTTCCCCAGAGGGAACTGCCCGTAACAAGGCTTTCAAAGCCCGTCACGCCAAGAACATTGCCAAAGGCAAGATGTCGGCAGCATACTGGGCTGACCGCGTAAAGTGGTAGTGTTTCCAAGGAGGTCACCGCTATGAGCAATTACAAGTCCAAAGCCGCCAAGAAACGCCACGAAATGTCTGAGTCCAAGAAGGAACAGATGATGGAGTACGGCAAGAAGCGCGGCAAGAAGGGCAAGCGTAAGTAATGCCTCTCCCGAAGCGTAAGCGTTCATCCGTAAAAGGCGCATCAACCAAAGAGCAGCGTCCTGCACCCAAGATGAAGAAGGGTAAGCGTACTCGTAAAACGTCAGCGAA